CCGGCCTTAGCCTCGAGGGACATCGAGCTTACTTCGCCCAGTCCCTTCTTGACGTTGCCGAGGGCACCGACGGTCTTTTCCGTCCCCTTGATGCCTAAGTTTACAAAAAGTTCTCCAATTTGTATTGTAATACCCTCCCTTAAGCGAATAAGCGAAGCGATGAAACTTCGCCATAAAACTCTTGGTTACTAATCTTCACTTGTTCAGCTCCATGTAAGCCGCCTCGTAGTCGCCCTTGAATTTAAGATAGTTAAGGGCTTGCAAGACCACGCGAGCATCTAATCTACTTACTTCCTCGTAAGATCCATATCCGGCGTCTATCAGACGTAGGTGGATAAGAAGTGCGTCCTCCGAAGCCTCTATCCCCGGTCGCTTAGCAGAGTCGATAGGAACTGTCCGTACTCGGCATAGAGGCTCTTCACGAAAGGGTGGATATTCTCCTTTGCCACCTCCATGCAGACGGTCATGTAGTCGTTCCGCGCCGTTACAGGTTCGAATGTTTTCGCATCTATCCTAAGATCGTTGTAGAGACAGTTCTTTAGGCATTCCCAAAGGCAGTTTTCTATCTTCTTTGATGAGAAGCCTAGACAGAAGAGATCCTTGTACACGCTGGCCATTTCGGTAGAAGAGCTGATCATCACTGACTTTGCCTCCTCTAGAACGGCTTGATAAAGAGACCTGGCGGCCTCAAAAGGAGCCAGGCCTATCTTCAACACTGCACCGCTGGGAAGTTTGACTTCCTTCATCATGTGCTCAAGACTCTGGGTGCGTTGCTAAACTTGAGCGTGTACATGGCGATCGACTGTTCGGTCTCGCCTTCCACGTTGCTCTTGCCCTCTGGTATCTTAACGAAAATACCGCCTGACATGATGTACTGATCAGAGGTGATGTTGCCCGCGCCATCCCCGATCTTCTTAATGAACACCCCGGTCATGAGTGCGAAGCCCGCGAAGTTCGCCTGCTGAGAAGCGAGCAATCCGTTTAAGAACTGATCGTCAGCAGAGTTACGAATGATTCGAAGCTTAACTTCGCACTGCTTGCCACTCTCGTTTAACCCGTAGATGCTGTTTCCATTCTTCCCGGTCTTGACGTTCGCGATGTCGTTGGGGAATGAGAGCTCAACACAGTTAGAGTCAGCCAGCCCGGTTAAGAGCTGGTTGTTGATGGTGATGGTATCCTGTCCTGATAAAGCAATTACGCTCATCTTATATCTCCTTTAAAAGTTTGATCACTGATTCACATAAACGATGACGGATGTGCTCTGGATCGCTCCGGCGTACTTGATCGCCATCTGAACCAAAGGAGCCTGTCTCGCCACACGGGCCGCCTGCGACTGGAGTGAGATGGGCTGTGAGTAGATGTAGTACCCGCGCTGTGCGACGTTCTTCACGAGGCTGCTGATGTTCCCGAAGGTAGTCGCACTGTTCCAGGTTCCGGGAGCCAAGAACTGGTTGGCCACGGCCTGTTCACAGACTGCTCGGTAAGCACCTTTAAGTCCGTCCATTCCGATTTCGGTCTGGGGAATCTTAGTGTTGGTGGTCGCGAGGTAATTGAAACCTGCAACTTGGAGAGCACCGGCGAACCACTGTAGGTTGTACTGGTTGTCGAAGAAGTCGTTGAGGCCTGAACAGAACACCTTGCTTACACCTTGTAGGCTTGGGTATGTGTCCGCACCGGCTGCCACGGCTTGGGTCAACAAGGTCTGTGTGAGGTTGGGATCCGGAGATATTGCGGCGAGCGTCTTTAGGTGCATGGTCTGAGTGGTGTTGCTTCCTGTGAAAACTGTCGATAGCCCGAGGCCAGCGTACGCCGCCATAAAGGTGAGTGCTGTGGCCAACACGTCGTCGTAGAACAGGCAGCGAGTCTGTGTGAAGCTTGCTTGCTGAATTACCGCGCATCTTCCGTTTGAAGCTACGTCGGCGGCGGTGTAGGTCACATCGAACAATAGTTTATTCATGGACTGTATCACAGAGGCAGCTAGGAGCAGCACGGCCTGCGTGCACACTTCGCTCGCCATCACTCCGAAGTACTGAACGAGTGTCGAGCTCCTGATTATCGCTTGATCCAAGGTTTCACCGGTGGAGCTACCCACGATGGTGGTCGCCACTGTAGGCGTGATCGCAACCGCTGCGCTGTCGGCCAAGGTGTCGGTGGTGACAGTCATGAGGGCAGCCGCTCCGGACACTCCTACGAAGTTCACCTGGAAGCTAGCGATGGCTCCGTTGGCTTGGTATGTGGCATTAGTAACCGTGGCTGTCGTCAAACCGGTGATCGCCCTGATTGAGGTTTGGATCACGGATGATATCGCGTTCCAGGCCATCGAAGTGCTATTGCTGGCTGAGTATGTGAGGACGAAGGCGCCTGTGGATGCGGGCAATCCGCCTGTGCTCAAGGGGATAGTCACCGTCTGCTGGGCCACCTGCGCAGTGGACAGGAACGGGATGATCACGAGGTATCCGCCTCCAAGCAAGATGTTCGGCTGCTGAGAGAACACGGCGTTGGCCATGGCGTATGTGTTGCTGCCAGTTCCGAAGTCCGTCGCCACCTGCGTGGGCGAGGTGTAGATCTTGTAACCTAGGGTCCCGAAGGTAGCGAGATTGACCGTATCCCTGCTGATGATGGCGAGGTTACTTGTGTTGTACGCACCGATGCCTGGTTGCGGTGTCGCGATCGAGATGTTTATTATATTTGTAAGCGCTAGCTGAGACATTTAATGTCCTCCATCAAGGGTTATTGTTTACCTGAGGCGTAGAGAACGTCGAGAAGTAAGGCACTGCAACCGTCTTCACGTAGCAGTATTGGATAGCCACCGATATGTTGAACCGGTAGGGTATCGCGGCGCCGTCCTCGTTCGAGAGGTTCACGAACTGTGCCCCTGGTGGGAGTTTTCCTATATAAAAGCTGTTCGCCTCTTGCTGAGAGCGCGAATAGTCACTGTTCAATGCGAGGATCACTTCCTCTTTTCTGTCCCTAGCTTCGCCGTCCCTGCTTATCACGTCAAGCTGAAGCTGTGCGTACATGTTAACAGACTGCTGTGAGTTCAGGCCAGAGCCAGAACCGTCGGAAGTGTTTATGCTGGCGAAGGGCTTGGCTGACATTACTGCAACCGCGACATAGAGTCCTGCGTCGGTGGGCTGCATAATCTTTTGGTTCCATAGATACACGCGACCGTTGGCTAGGCCCATGGAAGTCTGGATCACATCACAGAACAACTCCAGCGGGTTAGCAACCAGGATCTGGGTTGTGCCGATAGCTCCTAAGCTGTCCTTTGCCTGGATGGTGTCATACATCTGATTCGCTAGTGCGTACTTGCCGCCGTTAACGAAAGGAGGAGCCGTATAGAGCCCGGTCGTGGAGTTTATCGATCCACCGGCACCGATAGGATTGGTCTTAACCGAATATGTGTAGGGAGCAGTGCCGCCAGATGCAGTAAACCCTGCCTGAAGGTTTACTCCCAATGCAGTCTTGCTCTGGGTGATCGTTATACTCATGGACCCACCCCAGTATAGTCTTGTATTAGGTGATATGAGACGTATCCGTAAAGGGCGTAATCCGTTCTCGACATGACTCTGGTCTGCTTTCCCATCCAGATGACCACATCGTCGACTTGGAGAGTGAGAGAGGGATCTGCGTGAAGCTCGTACCAGCTCCATGCGCGCTGACCTTCAGGCAATAGCATGAGCCTTCGTTCCGTGTATGGTTGAATCAGTCCACGGAAGTTTAGCGGTTGTGTCGTTGACTTCTCGAGGGCCTGAAATCCGGAAACAGATTTAGTTAACAGGTTGAACACCATCGGCTGGAAATAGTCCTGGATGGCTCCACTCACGTCTGGCAGGGTACCATTCTTATAAAACAGTGGTTTAGACGAGGCGTTGCTCATGCTCATTTGACGTCACTCGAAATTGAATCGCGGAGCTGCCCTGTGTCTTGCAGTATCTTCCCGCCCTCGTTTTTGTAACTAGGTGTTTTCCACGCCGGCCACTTGCCGTCACCACCGGTGTCAAACGCCTCTAACACTATCTGCTCGGCAAGCTTCCCTAGTTTCTTTAACCATGGGAGCATGGTCTTTTGTTTTGCGACCTGGTCTAGCGCCTCTTTATCCAAAGCTCCGGACGACTCTATTTTCTTGTCTAAATTTTCGGCTATAGGAACCCTAAGAAATGACCTCATCGGCATTTTCCCGCCGCCGAATTCGTGTATCGCTCCGATGGTGGCGTTTGACTGGCCGACCTTGCCGCTTCCGCGCATGGCCTTAGCGCCGAGCACGCCGACGCGCACCCTGTGCATGTTGTCCTTCAGCGCGACGATCAGGTTGTCCATAACCTTGGTATCGAGCTTAACGTCATCATCAGCCATTACGGTTTTGTGAACCCCGCTACCACAAACATCTGTCCGCAGAGTTGTGGCCATAAGAGCTGTAGGTACTGGGCACCGTAGTTAGTCTTCGTGTACTGCATGAGGGCCGGATTATCTATAATCCTCTGAGGTATGGTGAAGGACTCGGATACGTTCCCAACACTCTTTGAGTTCTGGGCCCAGTTGTACTGTCCGTTAATGCCCTGAGAGGAAGCACGTAAGTTTAATACGAGAAAGTGTGCGGACAGCAAATTAAAGGCTATCTGATACTGTGTCTGGTTTGACCACTGGTTCTGATTCACGACCATGTCGGCCATGTTAAATGCGTTAGTTATGTCACTTGATGTGATCCCGAGGTTCGGGTCATTGCTGTAAGGAAAGTCCCTTTGGAACTGTGTCTGAAATTGTACTACGGTTGAATCGACATAGGGTCCGTTCCATGTGGTATTGCATGTACCGCACGTGGCCCCGCTACCCCATATACCGCAGATGTCGCACCACCACCACACGTTAGTCTACTCCTCTGTCTAAGTAAAACGCCCGGAGGATCCATCATCACCCCGGGCGCCTTGATTTCAAACGCTAGGGCTTAGTATCCGAAGTAGTAGAGCTCTGCGGGTCTGTAAGCCAATACTCCTGTGAACTGACCGTAACCAGCGTTTTGGAACATGAAATTATCCAAAGAGTTGGCCAAGGTGTTCGTGTAGTCCAAAGGGATGTCCATTCTGATCGACTCTTCGTCGTAGTTCAGGAAGCAGTACATCGCTGTGGTTGCCTGTGAGGGCAATGCTCCGCCGGCATTCGCAACGTCTGCGTAAGCCAAGGGGAGGATCTTAAAGTTCTTATTCCTGGTGATGATTTGGAAACCTTCTTCCAAGAGAGCAAGAACAGACTTCAATGGGAACTGAGGACTTGACTGAACTGCTAAACCGTTGAAGTCCGACTCAGGGATCACCAAGTGAGTGGGATAGGCGGTGTAGTTACAGTTCTTGCGATATGCCTGAACGGCAGCTTGCTGGAATGTAGCGAGCTGTGTGTAGGTCATCTGGCTCAATTTTGTGGTCAACAAGGTGGTATCGAACTGACCGATAGCTTGATTGAGTAAACCTAAACAAGCTCCGCCTGTGCTGTTCTGTCCGCGTGCTCCTAAGAAAGCCACACGTTGGATACCAAGGTCCCAGTTGCGCTTGCGGGATTTCTCTTTCGCAGCGACCAGGTCCCAGTTTCCGGATTTGGCAGCGAGCTCGAGATCGAAGATGCTCCAACCGCAGCTCTTCGCCCAGTTGTTCACCTTGATGTTCAGAGCGTCGACGCCAGCATCACCGACTGACATGCGAGTGTTGGCAGCACCAGTGTTAATGATACCTGACTCGAACGCGTCAGCGATGTCGAACGAGCGATAGGTGGTCAAGTTCGAGGACCATGTTCCTTCGCCGACTTTGATTGGAAGATAATCTGCGGGAGCGATCTCATAGAGCTTCTGCTCGGAGACCTTCTTCACGATAGTGGTCAAGGTCGTGATGTTGACCTCGTATCCAAGAGCGTTTCCAAATCTCTCGTTGATCAGCTTCTGTGTGTAGTCAGCGTGATATTTCTCGTTAGGTGTCAATGTGATCGGCTTTCCGGTCAGGTCACTGACGATGGTTGGTTGTTTCATTTTGCGAAGACCCATATAATTTTCCCCTGTTCCTTTCTATTAAGCGGTTGCGTAAGCGACGTTAGGCACGAGCATTACTCTAATGGGGCCAGCAGAAGCGGCTCCGTCGATTGCTGTTCCAACGAATGTTGCGGTGTTGCCTGTAGCTTGAACTCCGCCGAAGTAGGTAGGATCCACGCAGACTTGTGCCATCTGAGTGATAGCGCCTGTTGCGAAGCACCAGATAACAGTTCCCCACATTGCCACTTCAAGGTTCTGACCGGCAACGTACTGTATATCCTTCACGTTGAACTTCACCGCTCCGAACACTGGGTCGCCCTTAGCAGCAATTGGCTGAACCTGAGGAATGCCGCCGCTCGTACTGGCCACGATCTTAACGAAGGTTCCAGGATAGATTGGTGCGGTCACCGATGCAGCGACTTGGCATGCGATCACGTTGGTGGAACCCACTGAGAGATCCACTACGCCTACGATCTGTGATTGTGCGAACTGGTTCTGCTGGTTGCCTGGCTCGGTGAGCACTGTCAATTGCGCTGAGTTGGCTGTTGCGTTACCGTTACCTGTATCGGTTGCCACTACCACATAGAAGTAGCTTGTCCCGCCGAGCAGACCTGAGTCGCTCAATGTGAGGGCTGTCTGACCGGAGAGGATACTGGCCGCTCCAGGTGTAAAGCCTGTGGTGGTTGAACGGTACCATTGGTATGTGTATGGACCTGTTCCGCCGGTTGCTACTGCGCTTGTCAAACTTGCTGTGGTGACGCCGATCAGCGTCTTTGTAAGTGCTCCTGCTGCGTAAGTCATCGTCTATTTCCTTTCGTGATTTCTGTTTTTTTAGTTTGAACCGTAGCGAGCTTTTCCGCGGGCCACTTGGTCCTTTGGAAGGCTAACGAAGGCCACTTCTTCTTCTCTGGCGTTAAGGTGCGCGTTCTTGACCTTGGCAGCCTTGTTACGCACTTTGTTCTCCTTGTCGAATTTGTCTTCGTCAGGGTTGTGGATGTGCTGGGAACCGCCGCGTGTACCTACGGCCTTGGATCCGAACTCAACGATCTCTTCTGAGCTATCGTTCTCTTTCTTGTCCTGAACGTCGTCGTCAGAGAGGATCTCGTCGTCCAGCTCTTGGCCTTCGGAGTCCTTGTCCATCTCGGAGTTCTTCTTCTTCATCTCGTCGAGCTCGTTGGCCATGTCCATGTGCTTCTTGACGAGGTCATTAACTGAATGCTCTTCGTCTCCTACCTTAACCATGTGGTCGCCGTTGGCGTAGCCGTTCATGTTGAGGATGGTGTCGTATGCCTCTACCACCTTGGTGAGTGACATCTCTTTTTTGCTCTTGGGTAGCTCAACCATCATGCCGTCGAGGTCCATGCTGTTCTCCACCTTCGTGCGCTTGAAAATATTTAACTTCATCTTTGTCTCCTTGTTATCGTTTGAATTTGCAAGCCTCTTCAGCTCAACAGTTTTTTCTTCGTTGTAGTTCTTGAATTGTTCCGGGGTATAGATCACTGACTCCTCGTACCTCGGATGCTGGACTATAGCTAGGTGCTCGAACTCCCCGCCAAGGACCTCCTTATCGTAGTCGACACCGTTCCATGTCCCGCCTGAGCCGAAGCTATTCGGGATGTAGGCGTTGGATAGTCTAAATCTGTCTTGTTTAATAGCTTTGAGTCCGCGCTCGCTTACGATGATGAACTTGCACCATGTCTTGCCGTCTGCCGCGTTGTAGAAGCTCTCCACCACCCAGCCGTCGGCCTCAGACCTGAGCTCGTTAATGTTTTCCTCGACTGACTCCACATGCTCGACATATATGGGACGTCCCGCGAAGGTGGGACTCATGTTTCGTATAGTGTTCTCGTTTATAAATACGGTAAGCGTGGGTTTGTCGGGCTGTTCGTAGCGCGCTACACCTGGATAGAAGTGCATCCCGTAGAACACTTCACCTTTGCCTTGTGCGTTTGTGATCACGGCAAGAAGCTTATCACACTGTAACCCGTAGTCGCGCTGGCGTTAACTGCCTTAAGCGAGATCCGTGTTCCAGAGTTTACGTTTATCGTGAGAGGTACCTGCATGCATGAGCTGATAGGAGCTGTGAGCTGGTCTACCTCGTTGCCGACTGATCCGAATGCCACCTTCACAATCTGTCCGCTGTTGTCGCAGATGATGATGGTTCCTGAAGTAATCGGAGCATTGCCGAACGTGACGTACGCGCCTGTCGTGACGTTAGTTCCTGCATATGAAAGGGTCATTACGTTTGATGCTTGGGAGAAGGAAGACGCCAGCGTCATGGCGATGAGGATCAGTCCGATAAAACCAATTTTCATTAGGTCCCCTTTTTGAAGCTCACCACAGGTATCGCGTAACACCTGCAGTTGTAGTCCTCACCGGGGTTGTTCCTCGCGCCGGTGTCCCTATTGGTTATAGGGGGATTATTCCATCTTTGCGTCGTTCCATCAAGTACTGCGTGGTCGTGTCTCACCATGCCCTTAACGTAAACTCCGCCCTTAGCTTGTACCGGCCTGTTAACAGTCTTCCAGATATAGGACCTTACTCCGGACTCTTCATATCTGACCTGCTTGAACTTGCTGAGCAAAAGCCTGGTCTCTTGTCTTGCGAGGAACTTAGCTTTGTTTATGGAGGTGTCGTGCGAGTCCTTAACTATCTTGACCGCAGCGTCTCTTCTGTTCCCCGCGAAAACTGATGCTTGCACATCCTTACGGAGTTTCGCAATTTCTTTTTGAGTCCAGTCCTTGATTTCGAGCTTTAGATTGTTCTGCCACTCTTCTGCTATTTTCTCACGGGACTCATCGGTCAGCTGTGGAGGAATACTTAGAGCACTGGCTTTCTTACTAAGTGAACCGTTAAGTTCCTTATCCACTTTCCATATTGTCTTATCGAAAAGGTCAGACACCTTAAGCTTGTCGGCAATTTCTTCCGGCAGTATCTGCGATAACTTCTTATCTAAGGCATCCAACTTTCGTTGGAAGTTTGTGAGGCTGGCTGATATGGCGTTTCGGACTTCTAGAGGCAAAGACGATTGTGGGAGTTTGAACGTCCCTGTTTTACGTTCCCACTGTGAACCCATCGCCTTTAGATCCTTGGAGATCGAAGCGTTGAACCGTCCACTAAATGATCCACGATAAAACTGTATCCGTCCAGTCCTGATTGCTTCGAGTAAGCCATCCTTTGAGTTTATGATTGCGGATTTATCAACACCTAGCTCCTTTATGATTGGAAAATAGATTTCTCTTCTAAGTAAATCCCTGATCGCAGCTTCAATTTTCTCATAATCTTCATCGTTCTCCTTTATGGGAGTGAACTCAATGGTGGTTACTTGGGTTGATTGCATAGTTCCTTATCCGCCTCTATCTGATTGAATAGTAGATCCAGTGGCTGCGTATCGCCCTTATTTACCCCGGGACACGCTTTCGCTATGGATACCCATCTCTCGGCGGTTATGTTCTCCGGCCAGAAAGGAAAAGTTCTGCACTGAGTGGGGCGGGCCTCATAGACTGAGCACTTTCCATCCTTAAGGAAACGGCACGTGCCTTCAGGACTATCGAGTACCCGCTGCCTTGATTTTTCATTAGCGAACCTTGTGCTGTCAAACTCAAGCTCTACGGCGAAATCCGTCCAGTGCTGTGCTAGGTGCATGGTAAGGTTATGGATGTCTTTCTGTGTCAGATACACGAAGCCCGCGACGCCGTCCCAAGATGGCTTACAGCATTTTCCCCCACATGTGTCCTGACACTGGAACCTCATCGTCGGCCGCACCACATGGCCGCGAAAAGTATTATCAGAATGACCCCGACCCAGAAGTCCTTCATCTCAACCACCATAGCGAGACCAGAAAACCAATATCAAGACCCATAAACCAAACCAGAATGAAATCTGTAGTGGTCGGCCAGTCAATTGGGATTGGAGGGCATGGATCATCTCTAAGGTCCTTAAGTAGATTTATTTCGATCATTGAACTGGAGTGTTGCCGTATACCGTTAGGAGGTTTACTCCTCTGAAGTATGTGGTCGATCCGGCGATAATGCATTGGGTGAGTATCTCTTTGTTTATCCCCTCTCCGCAATTAAGTGTATCGGCCGCCGCAAGCGTTAGTGTAAACGTTCCGGGAGCCGTGACTTGGTTGCCGAGTGCGTGCTGCGAGTTCGGAAAGGTAATGACACCGGCCAGATTAGACCCTTGAATCTGTGAGCTCAAGGAGGCGCCGGTTAGGTTCTGTGGGTTTCCCAGGTCATCGGTGGCGAGCAGGGCCAGGACGACGTTGTCTCCTTGTGTGAACTCAATGGGTAGTAACGGGTTCTGCGCTGTTAATAACATCTTGCTTCATCCTCTCTATGTTCTCTTCGTCTTCTTTTCTCTTGCGTTGGATCTCTTCCATAACGCGCGGGTGTATCAGATGCTCGACCCTGTCGTTCTTTCCGTCGTGAAGGAACACGAGGTCGGGCTTGTGCATCTGACTTCTAAACTCTGCGGCCTGCTTTTCTGTTACCCACGGGGCCAGCTTGTCCCGGCAGCACCGCTTGAACTTCTGCCCGCTGTGACACGGACATCTCATGTTGGGCTGAAGCTTTAGCAGGGGATTGTATGTCCAACCTGGGGGCGGCTTGGCTGAGAGCCTTACTAGCTTCGTTTTGGGCTGTTGGCTGGTAGATGTGTCCGACACTGTTGGCTGTGGTGAATGCGACTCCCCTGAGCCTGTCTCCGATTTCTTTTTGTCTGATGGCTTCCTCAGCCTCTTTTCCTGCTTGAGCATTGTAATCCGCCTCATATTTCTCGAGCTTGTTGTCCAGCGTCCTTATGGCTATCCCCAGCATCCCTGCTGTCTGCGTCTTGTTCTCACGGCAGAACTTGTAGGCCGCGAGTATGCAGTGCTTCTCCATCTCCTCGAGCGTGATACCCGGCACCCAGTTTATGTTTACGTTAGGGTTTTGAAACATGCTGTCTCCTGTCCTTGCGGTTTAGCTTCTTTACGCTCTGGGCTTCCTGCATCCGCTTTTGTATAACCGCGTATATCTCGGCGCCCCAGAACTCGGCCGCAGAGTAGTGAGATATTGGTATCGACGGAAGGCCGATCCTCTGAATGTCTCCTGCCAGGTAGAACTTAAACATTTCGCCCCCGTCATCCTCGATTACGAGCATCACTTTCCTGGGCGTCTTCTCTTCACTCATAAGAACTTACCTCCGTTCTTCTTGTACCACCAAACCTTGAACTGCCACCTTAGACCGTTTCCGAACGTCCTTCGTGCAGCGGCATCGGCCGCCCTCCAAAGTGCCTCGTCAGAGACTGCTGGTGACTCGAATATGTCTTTTCTTCTGTGATCAATCCACGCGTCTCCGCCATCCGCCATGTAGCTTGCGCGGTCGAACTCCACTGAGTTCAGAGATTTTTGCTTATCGCTCTCGCTGTATGGCTTCACGCCCTTAATCATGTTCCTGATCTTGTCCTTGAGCGAGAGATTGGCCTTGTCGAATCTGTTCGCGCCTTTGCCATCCGGATCTTCGGTATCAGCCTCCTGTGGATCTTTGGATCCGCCCTCTTGAGCCACACCGCTAAGCTCAGGATCGGTACTGTCGAGACCGGAGTCGGTTGTGTCGAGCTGGATGTCAAATAAATTTCCTTTATTACACGCGTCCCTGAATTCTAATGTCGTTAGCTCGTTCATCTGCTTGGCTTGCATAAGCCTTTCGAACTTCGCGGTCTTCACCGTCTCTTGATCCGTGGCGCTGAGCTCTCTTAGTGGCTTGAACTCAATCTCTAGATCGTCAGGTATGAAACCGAAGAGCTGTTGGCATCTGATCTCGAGCATCGTGACCAAGTGATACTTGAGCTTCGATCTTACCTCGGACTCAACCATGGAGTTGTAGTTCTCCTGGTCGTTTTGATCGGTGTTGTTCATCCCGCCGTTCTCGGATGTGCCGAAGAGCTTCGATATCGGCATGCGCATGTCGGCGGCAACTTGTCTGCGGATACCTTCCATGGCCTCAGCAAGACCTGAGAAGGATAATTGCTTGTGGTCGTAGTCGTCCTCTGAGTCCATGACGATCGCGTTCTGATAGTTCTTCTGCCAGTTGGCCATGGCGACTCTCTGCTGAACCTGGGCCTGTCCGTTAGGTGATAGGAGAGTTGTCACCAAGTTCTTGATCTTGTATACGTCGAGTTTAAACTCATCGAGCACCTCGAAGCCGAGGTCGGTTGCCTTTAGGTATTGGTTGATGGACCTGACCAGGGTCTCAACCACTGAAAACCCCCAACCCCGGAGTCTAGGCCTGACAAAGCTCGGAGCGACCATACCCTTAAGGCGCATGACGCGGGTCTTATGCAGGTTTTCCGAATAATAGTTGTAGAACTCGAACTCTGGTGCCTGTAGCTGTGAGTCGTAGCCCTCGGTGTTCTGCTTATCCCAGAAGAGCTCCCACATGTCCACGGCCCTGAATTCAATCTCAGTGTTCTTGTTTATCTTCTCGATCTGTAAAGGAAGCTCGGGATCCTGGTCGTTCAGTAGGATCAGTATGCCGGCACCGCCGAACAGACGTTCCCACTTCGATGCCCAGCCTGCTGTGCCAAGATCGTCCGCACGGTCCTGCGCTATCTGAAGATCTTTAATTTGCTGCTCATCCAGCTGCTTGGACTTAATCATGATGCCGCCGCGAAGTCCGTCGTCTACCGGGACTGTCGTAACAGTCTGTATCAATCCTATCTCCACGAACGCCTGGGATAGCAACTGCCTGAAGTTTGATACGAGATACCATCGCATATTCGAGAACATGGTGGAGGAGTCGGACACGGCTTCGTTTTGACCACCGTAACCAGGAATACCACCGAAGGGGTTACCCCATCCGATCGCATCACCCATTCCATTATTAATGCGTGGAACGGGAGGTTCAGTTATCGAAGTCATTCCGCCATTCGATACGGTCTGGTTGTTTAGGTTCTTGTTTCTCTTGCGAGCCATCTCTTCTCCCTCATAGTACGTCTAATATGCTGACTTTGTTTTGCGAGTAAACCTTCTTGACCGCGTCGACCAGGCAGTCCACGAAATCATCGTGTTTTCCCTTAGGAAACGCAAGGACCTCGGCGACCAGGTCATCCTTGATGGCTATGTCCTGGTTGATGTAAACCTTCCTAGTGCTTAGGTAAGGCACGGCGTTGTTTGCGCGTTCGGTCTTGTTTAGTCTTCGATCCTTAAAGAACTCATCCACATCACCTTCCGAAGGCATGATCAACCCTAATCTTCTGAACCTTTGATTTAGATATATCCCGTGTCCCTTAGGTTCGATATAGGCCCCGCGAAATCCCCACGCAGCAGCATGCTTGTTCATGAATGCGACCGCTGGTATCTCTACTTCAGATGCCTTGATTTGCCTTCGAAACACGTCGATTAAAAATAGTTTGTCGTACTTAAAGCCCCAGGCCGCGAGCACCGTATAATCCGACTCCTGCTTATCCGTATAGGCCGTGTCACCGGTGATGAAAGTGAAGTCGTAGACCTGGTGCATGGTCGCATACTCGAACATGGATCCAGAGAAGAGACCGCCACCGTCGATGATGGGTGACTGCTGATAGAGCGATGCCCAACCCCTTGGTCCAGATGTGGCCTTAATTTGGTTAAGCTGATCTATGTTGTACTTCGATGGCCACAAGGCCTCGCCGATCTTTCTTCTGTCGTTTGGATTTCGATCGTTCACCTTGATGGCTGGATACTCAACTATGTCCCATTGGATAGCCTTAGGATCCTCTGCCATCTGAGCGATTAGTCTCCCGGACAAATCATCCTCATGCCATCGTGTTTGAGTGATGAGCACCTGGCCCTGCCGACCGTTCTTTAGGTCCGTTTCGAGCCTCGAGAACAAGTCATCCTTCCAGAAGCTCCAAAGCCTTTCGCGGAATGCCACCGAGTCAGCAGCCTCTCGTCCTTTGATTGGATCATCGATAATGATGAAGTTCGCACCCTTGCCTGTGAATGATCCGCCGACGCCCTGGCCTCTGTACTTACCCTTCTTAGTGCCTACGATGTGGTGTTCGGTAGAGTTACGGACGCCCTTCGTGTAGTTTACTCCGGATGGATATATCTTAGTGTTCGGGAATACAGCCTTGTATGCCGGAGAGTCTATGATGCTCTGTACGTCCACAGTCATGTCCCCAGCGAGCGAGTCCAGGTAGCTGGCTGCCATGATCTCGGTGTCAGGGTACAGGCCGTGGAGGAACGCTGGGAACCTCCTGGATACCAATTCTGATTTGCCGTGCCTCGGAGGCATGAACACCATGAGGAACTTTATGTCGCCCTTGGCGAAGGCGTTGAGCTTGTCGGATATCGCGCGGTGGTGCCAATTGATCCTATAGTCTTCCTTCGTGTACATCGTGAACGCCAAGAGATCGGTCCTTGCCCGCTCCACAAACTCTGTCTCCAGGTATTTAAGGTCTAACGCTTCACTTGTCATCGAGATCCTTAAGGGACTGGGTCAGCTGTGCTATGCGCTCCTTACGAAGCTTTCGTTCTTCCTCTGTCTCGGCGCTCGTCTCGAGAGGACCGCCTTCGTTACCCGTGAGCTCTACACGCTGCTTCACCCGTCCGTGTATCCTGTCGATTAGTGAGTTGAAAAACGTGAGGTCACCCTTCTTGATGCCTGTGAGTGCGGCCGATGCGATCCATGTCTTCATTACCGTGGGGTCAGACTCGGACTCCTTCTTAAGCTGGTCAGGCGACACGAGCAGTATGGTGCTTACGATCTCTTCTAGGTGCTTGGAAGTGAGTTTCTTAATGGCCTTCTTAACTGGGTCGTGGGCCTTAGCGCCCAATGGATTGGCGTTGTTACCCTTCTCGAACCGTTTCCCTATCGGAGGTACCTTTGGCATTACCTCGTCACTCCCGCGATATTTCCCATATTAGTGAAGGTAATGTTAACGCATATGCTTTGGCAAGTATTACCGGAATATTTTGCTGGGTTGTTGTTTTTAGGTGTTTAAATAAAATGCTTACAGATGGGTCTTCACAGTTCCTGGACACATTCGCGACTTAAGGATGAGTCGCCCCTTAATCAGTGAACCTAAAGAACCTTAGTGAACCTAAACATAGAACTAGCCATACCACTCCCCAGAAGTACAACATTCATCCCCTTCTTTTTAGCTTATCCTCACCTTAATATTATCATTAGGCACACCACTATGATTAACACACATGGGACACCGAATATGTAGATGAGGCTGTTCAAGTTCATAGCTTCTCTATTTTATCTAAACGAACTTCAATAAATTTAATTAGCTCTGGCAACATGTTAGGGACAAGTGCCTTTAAAGCATCTTTGATAGTAACTAACGTTGAGACCGCCACATCCTGCTTAGCTTGCAGGCGCTCAATTTCTGCAATTAGATTTGCGATGTCAGTGGGAGCGTTGGCAATAAATTGCGCATCTTGTTTATTTAATATTGTTCTATACGCATTCCAGCCAATAAGTTCCCTATTTTCTTTAGGTAGAGACACGCATGACTCATCTTGAAGTGTGTAGGTATAAATACACTCACCTTGACCATGTGGGTGGTGGTTTAAATGACATTGACCAGGCCAACTTCCATAAATCCATGGCCCTGGTGTCGCAGCCTCAAGCCTAGTTTTGATGGCGGATAAGTCGAGAGTCATAATTTAGCTATTGCCTCTTCTGTCCATTGATCAATCTTACTGAGGTTTTGAAGGGTGTTTGATGATGCAGATCTTGTTTTGCAAACAGGGCAAATTAGAATGCGAACATCGTCACTCACATCAACCCAAATTGGGTTACATTCTTTACATTTCACTTCCCACTCCCGCGCACCATATCTAATGGGATCATAGTTCTACCCTTCTAAGGGCAGACATAAACCGCTTCATTTGTTTTTTTGTAAAGGTTATTTGATTTGCATCTGGCGCATCTTTAAATCTAGCTATTCTAATATTAAGCTCACCATTTAAATCAATAAATACTTCTATATGGCTTGTGTTGCCAATTGAAGGATAAGACCTTGAGGCTTTAAAAATGTTTTTCATTTCTTCTCCCCGCGCACGTAGGGGTAGTATGGGTATTTAAAGGAATATGCCGTGAATTTAGTTGTTAGGGTTGTCATCTCAAAACAGTACATCCTGAATATTTTAGTAAGTATCCAGTGTCTCATTTTTACTCTTCAACCATAGAACGGTATTTTGTCAAGACTACACAACATGGACATAGCTCTGGTTGTTTCATGTAGTCATCGCAGAAACAGGCACGCTCACACGCCTTAACCATCTCCAGTACGAGAGCGTCAAAGGCTGGGTCAACTTCTCGATAAACTACAAATTCGTATTCTACCGAACTTACTGAGGGCTGAATTAGTTTTTCTTCTTTTAAAATTCGCTCTCTAAGCTTCATCCTTCTCGGCTCCTTAACATATGAGCATAGTGGGCCATGAGTACCAACTGGGCAATCACATTGATCTCTAAGCTTCATCCTTCTCGACCTTTCACATAGGCGTCGTATTTGGCTAAAACTTGTTCCGCAAACTCTGAAACCGTTACAGTTACATGATCGCCCATTAGGAAGTATTCCATTTGAAATATTATTCAACGCCTCAACCATCTCTTCAACCAAAGCGTCGTACTCGGGTGAGACTTCAACGTAAAATTTAGCTCCTCTAGGTCCATAAGCAAATATATCCTCATCGGGTACAATAACTGGTGTTTCAGCGTCGGGATAACCAATCCAAAGACCTCGTTTATTCTTCATCCGATTCACTCCCATAGGCGTAGTATTTGGTTAAACAGCGCTGGATTGTTTCGAGTCTATTTTTATATTGAATAGTTAACCGGTTATCACCGATTAGATCATCTCCACAAAGATCATCGGAATGCCAATTTAGGTAATTCAAATCGTCGTTAAGCGCCCCAACCAACTCCAGTACTAGAGCGTCAAAGGCTGGGTCGACTTCGCGACAAAGTATTTCGTTTTCAATTCCTGGATAAACTCTAGTGTCACCCTCTGCACCCCAGATACCAGTCCGGGCATAAACAGTGAACTCACGCTTTTTCATCCTTCTCGACCTCCCTAACTCGAGCAAGTTTCTTGGGCCTTTTGTTTAAAGCCTGTTCTTTCCTTCGCTTCTCTACTTCAATCTTAGAATTATTCATTGAGATAAGCGCGCCATTTGGAAAGAGCTTTACATTCATCACAGTTATTACAGATCTCATATACTTGATGAGCCTGGAAAACATCCGAACACCTTATCACATCAATCAACCCCTGCACCTCGCTCATGAGATCTTCAACGCCTTGGTTGTAGCCGAGTTTAATATCATAAGTGTCCGCATCGATGCCTTGCTTAGCTATCAGAGCATCCCGGCGCTCTATCAGTCGTTTTGGGAGTTTCATTTCTTAAAGCTCCTATATTCTTGGCAAAACCGACAGTAGTAACCACGCTCAGTCATGTAGCCTAAGTTGTGAAATATTTTACATAGAAATGAGGGGAGTTTCATTCTTCACCGCCTGTTCCGAGAAGTGCTTTGCGGGCTGTCTCTAAAGTATACTCACAAGTATCATCCTGGATTATTTTCTCAAGCGCCGCCTCGAGTGCGCGAACGCGTGTAATGAGCCATAAGGCGTCGTCTTTTACGATGTTGACTATTGCTGGAGAATCATTTGGGCCTAATGACCTCGCAATATATCCCAAACGATCTTGTGGCGTCATAACTCACCTACGTATTCAAAGTTGTCTAGATAGTCAGGGCCAAAAATACAGGTGACTCCGTTCTTATTTTCGCAGGCCTCACCTATATATTGAAAATAGTTAGCCACCACAGGGTCAATACTGATTTCTACATTGGCATAGCACTGCCATGAAATCATGAGCTCACCAGTGGGCGGGAAAATCCAAACTCTCACTCGGCACCTTCGCAGACGCCCATGTCCTCTAGAATTACCAGATGCTCGATGTCGTGCTGGATCTTGTTGAGCTTTGTAAATAAGTTCCAAACTAAAATCATCGCGCCGATTAGATAAATGTAGCGTTCAACTTCTTTGATATTTAGTTTCATTTCTTCTCCGCAGGCTGAGAGCCAGTTGTAAGTTTTAGTAACAAAGCCTCGATACGATCAAGCTGATCTTTAACGCTATAGTATTCTGTAGAGTGCGGCGCCGGGTTTGTACAAATACAATCATTGTGCTCCTTTGGTCTCTGAGACGTTGGGATATTACCACTACAGTTTTTGCATTTCATTTCTTCTCCGCAGGCTCCGAACCTTTGTTAAAAAGATATTCAAACATCTGCTTCGCCTCATCAGCCGTAAGTAAACTTGTTCCATAACGAGGGTTATAATTTGGGTTCGATGCGCATGTGTCGCTACACACCGTCTTTGGTAACTCCCAAGCTAAAAATCGGTCCACAAGGTAGTCAATTCTTGATTCTTCTTTATTCATTTCTTCTTCACTTTCTCCAGTGCTTCACGAGCCACATACTCAGCGCCCGTATATCCAACTTTTACAATTTCTTCTAATGCTGAACGCATTATTTTATTTTCCACGCTAAGCTTCTGCACCTGCTTGAACAGTTTCTCTGAATTAGCGAGTAGGTCGGACAGTGTGGGGTCAGTCATTTACTTTTACGCCATCTCTTAATTTGTTCGTTGCGTCCTTTACGACAAACAATGCATCTACATCCACGGGTATAACCGCTTGTGCCGTGTGGATTGGATCGCAGATACATATCAGCGCAGATTTCTCTAACGTCTTTAGGAATGCGTTTGTCTTCGCTGAAGGCTTGCATCCACATAGCTAGTTCAGTCTTTGTGATATTCATCTCACTCCTCGCTTCATGTGATGCGGTCACTCTCTTTGTTCGGAAACTGATGGGAGCAGTTTGACTTCTTTAATTTCTGAAACATCTTTGCCAAAAATAAGAACATGGCATTCCTTCACACTTAATCCTTTTAGGTATGTTTTTCGTCCATTCTTTTGAATTATTATAGTCCCATCGTGGTCTTTCCATGATGAGCCACTAGGACTTGGATCTGACTCCCAATGCTCATATGCCTCTAGAGAAGCCACGTCTTGAGGATCAATCGCGAATTTATCTGTTACAAAAACTAACATCTCACTCCTCAACGCTTAGGGGTTAGGCTTTTTACTGACATAAACATTGTCCCCTTCATGGACGACAACGCCTGCTTTTTTAATCGCCTCAACTATCCGGTCTTCAATCCCAAAATATTGTCTAAACGCCCAGAATCTCGCGAGAGCGTATCCGGCTGCTAATCCTGAAATAAAACCTATAATCCATGGATCTATTTTCATTTAAATCCTTTCAAGTTACGAGTTATGGGCTCGATTAATTTGTGCGAGTTTTTTGTTAATCTCTCTTGGATCCTCGCAAACGCCAAGTTCATTTGAGTGCTACTCAACCTCATATGTTTGCCCGATTCCTTAGCCTGCCTCGGGCTAGCAGATGACCGACACTCATTCCCCAAAAAGCGCCGCGCTAAATTAAAGATGCGGGCCAGGCTTGATTCTGGCTTTCGGTTTTAATCGTGGTCTCTGGCAAATCCCGAGCATACCGACACTCCTGAATCTGCTACCTGCCACTATCTCTTGCGTGTCCATAATTATTACTGCTGGCGTACGCCAGTCATTCCACGCCGCCACATCAAACTATTTTAACTCCTCGCATTGCTTCACACTCTTTACTTTGTCTATGCACTTACTCCACCTAGCTTGCTGGATATCCTGCTCATGGCACGTGCCTAAGGCGGCTACCACGCATAACGTAATTATAAGTATCGCTAGGAATGAGTCGGTCATCTGAGAACCAACGTGTGGCCATGCAGTCCGCCTAATAAATAAATCACTAAGATGAGCACTAAAACTGCAAGTGCTGCGTTTTTGAATGGCGCTGGCATGGGAAGTAGCGATTGAACGACGTACGCTAAAAGACCGAACACGATTAGGACGATTAACAGACTAATAAGATCCATTTATTTTATTTCCTCGTATGTTGTGATTGTTTTTTCTTTTAAACGAGCGCCACAGCTACATCGATAGACTGAATCATAGCCATGTGGCACTTCAGTCTTAGTTGTATTTTTGTGATCACATGGTTTTATTTCTTGAATATTGATGAGTAAGGCTTTGTGGGTCGGACTATCCTTCTCGTTATCAATCCACACTTCTGTTGCGTCCTCTGGTCGGTAAACAACCTTACCCTCGCGCTCGAGTTTAGCATTTGCCAGAGTCGTTGCTGCTAAAGTTGGTATCATGTTGTGATACGCGCTTCCTGCTATAACAAAGTCTTCTGTATCAAAAAATGGTTTCATATTAAAATATCCTATTAAGATCGGCGCCCTTGTTGGAGTCACTAACATCTCTCTCATCCGCCAAATCCGGAGCCCTGTCATAGGAATATTCCGCTATCTCAGTGCCCATCAGGGCGTCCGCAAATTCAAACTTCACAGCGATCGCCATTGCCTTTCTCATCAGCATTATTTTCGTGAACTTGGTCCACGGCGAATCGGCGTTAAGAGATCCGTCTCGAAGCCTAGCTGGGTACTGTCCTGCCTTTTTTGCTTCTTCGATGGTGTAGGTGAACTCCTTCTGTTCCCGGCCCTTGCGTTGAATGACGCAAATTCCAGCGTAAGGCGCCTCGTCGAGATTTTTATTTTCCAGACAAATCTTCTTGTGAGCAGAGTCAATTGCATAGGTGTGCTTCTCTTTCACTTCCCCGGTCCACTCCGCCAGCGCGCTAGGGAGCTCTCCAAACATTACGAGCTGGTTCTTTATGAACGCAAGATTAGGAAGGGCCAGCTGCCACTTCTTTCCTACCAGTGCGTGTGCCAAGTTGTACGCGGCTAACCTTTTTTGTGGCGTGTCGAACCGCGCGGGAAAGCCTCCACCTTCGCCGATGTGTTTGATCATCGCGCCGAGCTCAACGGCGTTCACCGGGGCGAGGTCCCCCTTCACGAGCCCGATGGGTTGAGGGATGACTGGCTTAACTTCTTCCTTTGGCGTCTGGGCCTCGGTTTCCATACTTCTACTCCTTATGGTTGTTCGTCAAATTCATACATGGGCAAGTCCTTCAGGTGGCCCCACTTCGGTATTCCTATCTGCTCCGCAATACCGGCCTGATAGCCAGGCCACTGATTTTTTTCTAAACATGTCTTAAGCAACGCCATCCCGTGTTCGATGAACGCCTTCGCGGTTTCGATGGTGTCTCGGTCGAGCGCATAGAATGCGCAGCAGTAAGGATCGTCTTTCTCTACCGCGAGAAGTGCGTAGATGTCGGGCTCCGTTCCTGTGATTGCCTCGATACCCATCCCGTAAAACACAAGGCTCACGTGGTACATGAAGTTGTCGATGGACCTTGAGAACTTGTCGGGCGAAGCGTCCTCGGTGGTCTTAAAGTCGATCAGCACCTTCTTTTCGAGGTGGAGAATGTCCGGACGGATGCGGCAACGGATGCCGGTGGCCTTGTGCCTGAAGTACCCGCTAATCTCCGTCTGAGCACCCACTAGCGACGCCTTCGCCTTCTCGTGGTTCAAAATCGATGCGATGCTACCTTGGATACCCTTGTAGTCCTCCGGTGTCACTACGAGGGCACCAGGCTTCAGGTTTGCGTACCAGAGCTTCTTCTGGTCCTTCGCGTCCTTTGACTGCGTGCTGAGCCGTCCATCCTTCGTAAAACCTTCAAACACCGGCTCTAAAACGAAGGTGCTCTTAAACTTCTCAGGCTCGAGCAAAGCCATGTGGCAAAGAGAGCCGTAACGAAAATGGTCCTGCTTTTTATCGACCGAGCTCCCCTGTATCCACTCGGCCTTAAAGTGCGCAGGGGTCTTGCGCAGGATGGTTTTCAGACCTGAGGACGACAGTGCGCCGCGGTCCATGTGGTACTGCTCGTTTGTCAATCCTGGATGCCAGTGAGCCGCGAACTGCGGAGACACTACTTCCGGCAACCTGTTTATCGGCATCTGCTGTATTAATGGGTCATGTTCCATCGATATTTTACTCCCTTTAGATTCGTCATGTTTTATAGCATATTTTTAAAAATGTAAAACCTTATTCCTTCTTTTTTTGGCTCTTAGCTACGGTGTCCAGGAGGCGTTCCGCCAGGATGGAAACTTCGCCGACTAAGGCCTCTAGCTCCTCTGGTAAAATCCTAGCCAGGCTCCCAAGCGAGTTTTTTATTAGAAGCTCTGACGTCATCTTAATGGTAAGGTCTGTTACGTCTTTTTCCTTGCCCATTAGTTATTCTCCTTCGGCTGAGACGTCACCAAGAGCCTTTACCTGGGAAAGTACGCCGGCTCTATGCAGTAGCGGACTCTTAGTGTGATTTGTCTCCCCGATTAGCGGCCTAGGCTTCTTCATCGCCTCCCGGTACACGAGCGAGATCTTAATAGGCTCGGTGAGTTTTAAATTAACGTCGTTTAGGTTTGTCATCGGCTTCCGGTTTTCTAGATCCGTGATCCTCTTGCTAAGGTCGCTGATCATGCTAGTTGAGACGTCACCGAGAGCCTTTACCTCGGCCTGCGCCTGCTTCTGTCGCTCGAGTATTCCGGACAAAGACGAAGCGATGTCTTCGATGCCGGCCTTAATCTTCACGCTGTCCTCGTTTATCGCCTTGTCGTCGCGCTTGATGAATGCCACTGCGGCTACGATGCAAAGCGCCATCGAGCATATAAAAATAATTGCCTCTCCCACAAACTTTCTTCCTTTCATTTTTTTTCTTTTTCCTGGGTTGCCATCACAGTAGCGAACACGTTCTGAAATGCCAACTTAGCTGGTTTAAGTGTCTTACCGAGGTTGATCAGCACTTTCATGCTATTCTCGGCCTTTAGCTTCATAACCGGATCAGTTATCGGATTCTCCTTCGCGTTCTCCATCTGCGATACGAACTCTTCTAGATCAATCGTGTTCAGTATCCGTCCGATCTGTATCAAGCTCATCTGCGCTTGCAGGAACTCATTCTTGTCCATTTTTCTTTCCCTCCGGTAAAGTGAAAATATTTAACTGCGTCTTTAGCGCCTCGATCATCTCTTGCTGTTCCTCGATCTGGCTCTTTAGTTTGTCCACTAACTCTCTCAGTGCATCCGTGTCGTTTTGTTCCATCGTTGTCTACCTCGTCGTTAATATTTTTGTATCGTCTGCGCCTTCAAGCAGCAGACTTTCTTCTCGGTCATTTTTTTCGATTAAAGCTTTCACCGTCTCTCTCGCCTGTGCATGAAAGGTTCCCCCAGGTAGAAGATTAGTCCCCAAGTGCTGACAGAGATAGTTCCACCCTCCGCGAAACTGCACGATCTGCCAACCGAGTTCACCGATGTATTCCTTAGCTTCCTCAGGCTCTGTGTAACCAAACCTTCTAATCGCTGTTTCGATACGTGAGATTATAATGTCCGCCTTAGCTGCGAGAGACTCGATTGGATTTATAAGCTCGATGATGTGAGCTGGGGTTGGAGGCCGATTTGTCTTATTGCTCACCATGAATTTGTCGAAGGCCTGAATTACCTTCTGAAGATCGAATTCCCTTAAAAGGTTGGCTTGGTACATCACCGCCTCGTTGCTCTGGGTAATTCCGTAGATAGTGTTTACCATCGCAATCTTCGCCGCCACTTTAGTTATTTCTTGATTGTTCACGTTCCGCCATTCTCTCGAAGTACTCAACCTGCGAGACCCCCTCGCTTGTTTTTTCAATATTTCTTGCCGTAGTTCCGGTCACCTTCTTACCCATGAGCATCTGGGTGCGAAGGGTATCCGCTGTCTTTAGGCATAGATCAAAGCTATGTGTGTTTTTCGTGTACTGGTAGTCGTTGTGAGTCATGTAGAACTTCACGACCTCGACAGCATCCTCTTGCCCGAGATGCCTGACGAAGTACGAGATCTGACCGTTGATCTTCGGACCCCTCTTAATTTCAACCTTGTATTTATGGAAGTATGCGTCACGGTAGGCCTCGAAGACTTTACGGTTTGCCTCGGTGTCGTTTTTACGGACTGAATCATCGAGCATCGAAGTCTGCGCCGGTGGCGGTGCTTTTGGCACCCCACTGGAAATCTTTTCTTTTCCTTTCTCTTCTTTTCTTTTCATTTCATTTCTTTTCTGAAGTGGATTTTCGATTTCTTCGACTGTAACTAGCTGTAATGACTGGAGAGCGTCTAGTGCGTAACGGTATCCTACGCGTGTCGTAAGCATGTTGTTAATGTGTTCTTCGGTGAGCGTAACGGTGTCCTTGTTGTTGTTACCGCACTCCAAGAGGAGTCCTAAGAACATCCATCGCACACTCAAAGGTAGGCTTACGATCTTCGCATCGGTACAGAAATTATTAGCAATTCGAGTCTGTTTAAAGGACGGTTTATGACCTTTATTATGCTCTGCCCAATTTAATACAGTAATCCTAAACATGACTTTACCCACCAAGGTCCCGCTCCTTTATCATTCGATGACAACACGCACAGAAGTATAGAAATGGGTTCTTTACATAACCTTCTAAGAATGATTGAGAGACTGAAGTGGCTCTATCCCTAACGACTTGAATACCTAATTGTGTAATAAAGTAGGTCACAGACTTCATCCATGTTTTCGGGATATCTTTCTCCGGATAAGCGAGTGAGTTTATTATGGGTTCGATGGCAAAAATGGCGGATTTTCTTCGACCCTCTTCTTTGTCTTTCTGTAATCTAAAATACATTTGGATTTGAGCTTTGTGTTCCTTTAATAAGGAAATCTCTTTTTTAATATTTATATGTTTTATTGATTTTAGACTTAGAAGATTCTTCGACTTTCCACGGTTACAATCGAAACAGGCTGTAACTAGATTTACAAAGTCATTATTCCCGCCCTTAGAGACTGGAATAATATGGTCAATTTCTAATATTAGATCCGGACTCACTGAACGTCCACAGTATTTGCAGATAAAATCATCTCTCTTAAAGATCTCAAACCTGAGTTTCTTAGAAATACTCTTACGCAAAACTATCCCCCGAAGTGGTTAGCCGTGGCTCCTACAGTTACTTGCGGTGAATGTAAGAACCACGGCCGCCCCGCATTCTCAAGCCGAAGCTTGAAAATTTTTAATATGTGCTTTAAATGCAAGTAACGAAGTTAAAAATTGTCTGTTTAAGAAGAAAAGTAAACACATTTTTTCGTTTATTTTCGAAGGGTTCTAAAAGCCATACTCACGTAGGGTTACGTGGTTTTGAACGACCGGTAATATTTAAAAAAGACGGGCTTTTTAGACCCGTCTCATTCATTTTTAAGCTGATTTTCTATCGTGAGTGGAGCGCCATTTATACCAGCCTTTATAATAAACAGCGTACTTTCTGAGCTCACCACTATATCGGTCATTCTTTAGACCTATAGTTAAAATGTTTATCTTCTTAGCGATGTCCTTCTTAGTAAGCTTGCCTTTGACTTTGGGTAGACCTAGTTTCTTTGAGATACTGCCTTTTTGCGTACATGCCTCCTATAAAAGCGAGCAGGTTAATTTACCTTATATATTGCACCAAGTCATTACAGTCGTATACCATTTTTTCTTATGACAGTTTTTTTTAGTCCAAACAGCTGCTTATGAAGTTCATGGGCCAACCGCTGCATCATGAGGGGTGGCACCGACATTCCGCATATATAATTGGCGTGGTCGTTACCCTCCTTCATGAAATTATAGTCCTCAGGAAAGGACTGCGCGCGTATCACTTCCGCCGCGTTCAACCTTCTGCATACCTTCCAGTGGTAAACCCGTGGGCTCGCCGTGATGGTCGCCGAGGGCAGGTCAGGATGTAGTTTATAGACGAAGCCGAAAGTGTTTCCCTCCTTGGTTTTTGAATAACCCCCTCTTGGAGCGTTAGTCCACCTGGCCTTCATGGAAGCGCCATACTGCTCCTCTTCATCTTCAGGAACGCCGGCAAGCGCCTTGGATATTGATATAGGTTCCTCTGTAAACTTGAGCTCAACCTTCGGCATCTTAAGGTCGGTCCGTCTGGCTATGAAGAAGGTCCTCTCGCGCGACTGTGGCACGCCCATGCGCGATGAGTTGAGGAGAAACAGCTGCGTCTCATAGCCCGCTCTTCTGAACGCGTCGAATATCATCTTGCAGTAGCCCTTCGCGTTTCCCATCAGAAGTCCTTTGACGTTCTCCGCCACGACGACCTTGGGCTGCAGCTTCTTGGCTATGTCAATGAAGTGGAAAAATAGGTCGTCAAGCACCTGGTTAGCCTGCCCTTCTCTAAACTTTTTTGATTTACCCCACGCGTCCTCGCGGGAACCTGCCATGGAGAACGAAGAACATGGCGGTGACCCGTCCAGTATGTCCAAGTCAAAGAGCTCCGGCGGAAGCAGCTTGTCGGCCATCACCTTGAAATCCTGCACCGGGTACATGAATGAGAATTTTTCTTCGGGTTTTAGGTTCGATCGATACGCGCCCATCATCTCCGGATCTATCTCGACGCCGCCGAGCACGTCAAACCCAGCCAGCTTGTATCCCATCGAAGAGCCGCCTCCGCAGTGGAAGCACGAGAAGACCTTGAGTCCGTTCCTATTGAAACCGACCTTTCCGTCTCTCAGATCAGCGAGGGTCCACGGACCGGTGACGAGGCTCATGAGAACGTGAAGTTACATTTTGGACATGTGTGCACGAGCTTGCTGCCGATCTCGTCCTCGTGGATTTCCTGCGCCCCCTCCTTGTTCGGAGTCGTCTTGTCTCCGAAGAAGTTCAGGTTGAATGCGGAGAGGTCAATGCCGGGAATGTCGAATGATACCTCGAGCAACTTGGGATCAAGCTTGGCTCCCACAGTGAAGTCGTAGAGGCCCTGCTGTGTGACGTGTCCGTACTGGCTCACACCTTGAAGAACCCTTCTCTTCGCCTCCTCATGTGACTTGGCCTCGACGATCACGGTGGGTATCTTCGGTATCTTATAACCGTCCTTAGCGAGCCGGCGGAGCGCCTTGATGCGTTGGTGTCCGTCGATCAGGAACAGCTTCCGCCTCTTGGGGTCCTTCCACGCGTGAGGCGCGAATGCGAACCCGGTCTCAACCATCTCTTTTTTGATTTTTTCATATGACTCTTTGGTAAGTTCCTTCAGGTCACCCTGAAAGTCGTGAAGTTCCGTGAAGCTCGTCGGAGTAAGCTTACCGTACGCTAGTCTTATAGTTTTTTCCATTTGTCCCCCATCTGAGATATATGAGCCATTAGAACCAAAATATCGGGCTCATGTCAAACGTCCATTAGGATCATCACCATACTTTAAAACATGCTTTATTCTATGTACATTCAGAATGAAACGGTGTATTATTAAATCATAGGTTAAGCAAAGGAGCAGAACATGATCGCCACGGTTTGTAAGGATTGCAGGATAGTGATGACGCCTTTGAAGTCGGCGGTTAAGGGACTGTTCATTTGTCAAAAATGCAAAACAATCAGGTAAGGGAGAGACGTATGAAAATAAATAAGAAATGCAGCTGTGGAAGAGTTCATTTTGAGATCCCAAAGGATCGCAGGGAGTGGATCGAGGACAGCAAAGTTATTGGTTGGCTGTGGGAATGTTCATGCAAGTCCACCCTCTTTTTCCCCGCCTATACACTGAAGAACCTGCTCAAGGAGGCCGTATGAAATATCTAAGCTTGTTGCCCATCCTTTTCTTGATGGCCTGCGGTTCAGGCGGAGGAACCACACCGAATTTTTTATCTCAGAACCCGGCCACACCCGGGGCGACTCCGGGCGCCACTCCGGTTCCAACAGCGACGCCGAGTCCGACCCCAGGGCCTACGCCTGTCGCTACTCCAGTTCCTACACCATCGCCATCTCCTACGCCTGGGTTTACAAAACTAAACTGCACGACGTTCAACAACAATGGTCCTCAAGCTACCTGCACAGGTGCAAACCTTGGTACTAGCCAGATCACGATGGACTTTAGCCCGTACCTAACACCCACGTCTGTGGTTCTCACGATCACCGTACAGAACAATCTCGGTGCTGGCGAGCCTTACGGTAACCCTCAGCCAGAGACATGCCAGAACGAGTATGAGGGCTTAACTGACTGCACATGCATCAACGTGACCTTCTACGACAACGTTCAACATTTGGCGGCCGGTCCTTACGTTTGGTGCGGTACAGGTATCGATACTACTAAGAACTTTTTAGATTACCTACAGTAGGAGTTTGGAATGTTGATCTATCTTATCTTCGGACATTACCTCGGTGACTTTGCGCTACAGAATGACTTTGTGGCGAAGTTTAAGGCCCCTGGTTCCGCGCCGTTCTGGTTCCACGTCATGACCGGCCACTGCGCCATACATGCCGGAATAGTATTCATGGCCACCCATAATCCGGTTGCCTCCGTGGGAGAATTCATAGCCCATTTTTTAACTGATTCGCTGAAATGCAAAGGAACGCTTTCGTTTAATCAGGATCAGCTTATCCATATCGTATGTAAAATAATTTGGTGGAGGATCTCTTTATGAATCACACGCGCGGACCCTGGAGGGTCCTCAATTCAGACCTGGTAAAGGACATTTTTATATACTCGATTCATGATAACAACAAAGTTCCCATCTGCACGGTGGACCGGGATCAGGCCTCGAATGCTCCACTTATTGCGGCGGCTCCGGAACTTCTCTTTGAATTAAAAATGGTTGTTAAGCTGCTTCAGAGCTACCCCGAAGATAAGCGGTGCTTTACCCCGGAACTCATAACCCTGTGGGAGAGACTTGTCGTGAGGGCGGAGGGTGATGAGCCATGAGAAGTTGGGATCCGTTCGAAGATCACGAATGCATGTCTGTCTTTATCGAGGACGAGGAAGACGATTTCGTTGAATTCTGTACCATTCGGTCGCTCGCTCCGGACTACACCTCTGAACCAGCCAAGTGGTACTGCGAGACCCATGCTAGACGCTACACCGAATTTGCGGTCAGGTATCGCGAGGACATGTTGCTTAATGAGGCCGATAGGGCAAATGACTTAATAAAAGGAGGACCATGACTAAGATAGACACTCAAAGCGTATCAGCCCTAATACGGAAGCAAGTGAATATTCACGGAGAGCTTCACCTCGACGCGCAGAGGACCGCGCTGCTCATAAACTGGTTGATGCTGATCGAGCACAACAACATACAGCTGCACGCCAAGTTCAAGAACCTAGTGGACGCCATAAATCCAATAGTTAACATACCAAAGGCCCTGCACGACGACATCGAGAAGATGATTAAAGAAACCAAAGAGACTCTTAGAAATGGGATGCCGATTGACAATGGAGGACAGGATGAGTAAGGTGCATGAAAATAAAGATGGAGAAAAAATGAAACCTGCAAGAACACTCACTGACCGTTTTCCTAATAGGCCCGAGACCGTGCTCATACAGGCGGACCTCGACGTTGCTCTTCACGCTAAAGTTAAGGCTAAAATGGAGAAGCTGAAGAAGACGAAGATCATTACATGGAAATCACTAATCGAACTCGCGCTAGAGAAATGGTTGGAGGAAGTATGACAAAGAAGAAAGCAGCAGCTTCCGAGAAGAAGTCCGTTGCTAAGCCTAAGACTAATGGAACTGGGTTAAACGAATTCAAGAGCTGGCTCGACAAGAAGAGCAAGGCCAAATCTAAGAAGACCCTTCCTAAGATTGTTAAGAAGAAATGAAGTCTGGACCTTCAAGCTATTGACAATTCGACACGTAGGTAGTTATGCGCTATCCTGTTCATGTAGACATCTTTGAACTGCCGATCCGAAACGGAGGCATGATGCATAACTCTGATAAATCAGATGAAGGTCCAGTACACTTCTACAGAGGGGAACCCCTCATACTTACTCGCCATGGCCACACTCAGCGCGTTTTCTTTGTGGAGAAGATGGTTAATAGGACTAGTAAGATCGTAAATAAAGATGGTTTCTTAGACGTGGTCTTTGATTTCGAACTCAGCAGGATCGAGGATTGAGTCTCGTTAAACCCAAGAGAATATTTGACCTAGCCCTTTTAAAAACCTACCGTGATATGCCGTGCGCCTGTAGGCCTCCGCACATAGGGCAGGTGACGGGTCATCACATAAAGTCAAAAGGCAGCGGCGGAGACGATGTACCTTCTAATATTATTCCGCTCTGCATGTCCCATCATTCAGAGATTCACACCATAGGCAGCAAAAAGATGATGGAAAAACACCCGCAGCTAAGCCATTATCTGAACCATGACGGTAAGGCAAAGAGCGGGTAAGTTGGCCAAGGATGCAGGAACCACCTTCGAAATGCTCTTCGAGGCGCATTGCAATAGGCATCAGATAGGCTTTGTGAAGATCCCGGACGGATGCCGCCGCGTGAGAACCTCCTGGGGCGTGAAGCTTGTTCCGGTCAGGACGCCCTTTGACTTCGTAATCTGTAAGCAAGGAATGGCGGCAGCGCTCGATTGTAAGACTATTAACAAGACGAGGTTTAGCTACACAGCACTGGATCTCCATCAGCTCGAGGCGCTCGCGAAAATAAGCGCACACATAGTCTCAGGGTACATCATTTGGTACAGAGAGTCCGACAGAGTATGCTTCTACACCATTGAAGAGCTCCGGGCCCTTAAGATCAAGACGAGCCTAAAGGATTCGGAGGGACTCTACCTCGGAAGGGCCGAAGACCTCGATCCTAGTCTCATACTAAATCTCCGAGCAAATCACATCTCACAGGGAGTGCTGATATGACAAGATACGAGGTTCAGAGGTATTTTGAGATTTGGAAGATGTACGAGCCACAGGAAAGCTGCGAGTGCGCCGACCACCACGCGGATAACAAAAATGTTTGCAAACGAGAACGTGCTTGGAGAGACTATTGCCAGGCAAGAGACATATTCATAAAAGAGAACAAGACAAATAAAAAGAAACCAGACCGCAGGGACTTGTTTGAGTCCTTCGATAACGGGAAACACTAACTTGAACAAAAAAGAAATCGACGCAGAGACCCACAGGCTGGCTGTAAAGATCCGGGACATCCTAGGCACCCACATGGCGAAGTTCGAGGACAAAGAGCGCCATGAGTGTGTTATAAGCTGCCTGGTGGCACTTGGAACTCAAGTCGGTCGCATTAAGCGCCTGGCAGTGTCAGTGGGCGTAGTGGGCGAGAAAGAGTTCGATAATTATTTTGATGGAGTAGCCGATGGCGAGTATAAAAAAGACTACATGCACTACAATTCCTAAGACAATCCTACGTCGGGCTAATGAGCCGATACAGAACAAAAAAGAGACGATCCAGAGATCCATGCAGTCCCAGGCCAATGAGTTCATCAGTGAGAAGAAATCAGAGCGTGAGCCTCATAACCGGCCGCACCAGTCAAGACAAGTATGAGCACAAGCTCCACCGTGCTAAGCCCGCCGTTTCCGTCCTTAATCTGCTTGTGAGCGGCGGCGTTCTCGTCGAAGGCGTTGGCGATCGCGACGGCCCCTTTCCTATCCGTAGACCAGAATATGTTGGGGTCGCCGGGCTTCAGTGAAGCCGGAAGGTCAGCTCTTGACGAGCCCGTCCAGCTTAGAGCGCAAAGCATCGTCAGGCAGAGCAGCGTTCGCATCCTCAATAATTTTATCACCAAGTTGTCTCCTAAGTTGAGCGTTAGAAGATTCGGCCTGCCGCATCCGTATCTCAGTCCAAATGGCCCAAGCTGCGAACACGGCGGCCGTCGCTGCCTTTATGATACCAGCAGTTGATATCAAGTGGCAGGTCCGCTCGTATTATTAAAAGCGGTCCCCATGCTGGTCAGAAGAGACTGTACCTTCTGAAGCAGCGCCACTACGGCTGCGATCAGACCCTCGGCGAACAAGAACCATGACACGGGCTTTTGTGTAGGAACTCCGCGAGCCGCAAGCTCGGTCAGAACAAATGAGAGGACCATGATCAGTCCTGTGGGCACTGTCGATGGGACCTTAGTTGTGGCGGTGGTGACCGCGGATATTACTGATTGACCTGCGGGTGTCGAGGTAACTGCGGGCGCGACCTGTGCGAAGACGGCTACTGAAGAGAACAGGACAAGCGTAAACAACAATAATTTCATTTTAGGTACTCCTTTTTTAGATTAATCCGAGGTCTATATTTAAGATTTCTAGGTAGTCTTGTCGGTAGTGAAAAGGTCGTACCCTGGAGTAGGCACCGCGCTGCGCTGCTATTTCTTTTGAGAGCGTGTCAGCCGTTCCGTGCCCAGCCTCCAGGACATGTTTATCGTCTAAGAAGATTGCGACGTGGTCAATGGAGTTTAGTGATTTGCCGTAGAAAACAAGTGAGCCGGGCTTCGATACTCCTAGCTTAGATTGGTCTTTAAACTTGTTGTAGAGCTGTTGGGATCCGAACTCCTCGTTCGTGCCGATGGCTCCGAGCGCCTTTAATACTTCGCACACCAGACCTGAGCAATCTTCTCCCGTCAGCGGATTTTTTCCACCGAAGATGTATGGAATATTAAGGTATGAAAGCAAAAGTCTCTGATAAAGTTCTATGCTCACTTCTTACTCCTTACCATGATCATTTCGCTCGAGAGGCGCTTCACTTCGGATTCGATGTGTTTGTTTTTTTCGTGTACGCCCGTCGCTATCTTCACAAGCTTATCGGCAGTAACTTGAACAGCATAAACCTTTTCTATTGCCGCACCTGAGTCATGAATGGCTTGACGTATCTCGTCGGACATTTGGTTGAGTATTTTCGAGTGGTTGGCGACGCTGGATTTCGAGTCCTTCATCATCTCCAATATGAGTGAGTTTACCCTATCCGTGAACGCGATGAAGTTCTGTTCAGTTTTAACCTGGCCACGTCTTAGCTCGGCTATGGCCTCTATTATATTGGTCTCGACCCAGGCTTTGAAAAGTATGACGACCAGGCCCCAAGCGAAGGCCCCACCACAGAGGCTTAGGAGTAGCTTTAGCCATCCCGGAGCCTCAACTGTTTCCATGTGTTACTGGTAGTACTCCTTGACCACTATAATACCAGTTGCGCCTGCGCCGCCGGCAAAACCAGATGAGCCAGCCGAACCGGCAGAGCCTAGGGCTCCGACAACATATGAGTAACTAGACAATAAGGAGAAGATCGAGGCAAGTATATAACCGCCTGCGCCACCGCCGCCACCGCAATATCCAGTACCTTCGCCGCCGCCACCGCCGCCACTTCCTGTGTTAGGAATGGCTGCGGCACCAGAACCAAGTAGTCCGCCACCACCACCTGCACCCCCAAGAGGAGATGTTCCTCCTGAGCCGCCACTTCCGTTCACTGCCGCACCGGAATCAGTAGCGCCAGAATCACCATATGATCCTGATAAAGCGAGGCCTATAGGACCAGACCCTAAAGATGCCGTACCTCCTGCTCCTCCTAAAAGTGAAGTTGAACCGGGCGATCCTGTTCCTCCACCAGCAACTAAAAGGGAAGTTCCAAAGGTAGTATTTCCACCATTTCCACCAGCGCCACCGCCACTTATTCCACTACCACTACCGCCACCACCACCACCGACTGCCATCACCTCTAGGTAAAGTGGCTGTGAAACGGACACGAAAGTAATTGTCGCATCCCCTGTGCCAGACGCCTTAGTCAAGGTTCCAGTAGGAGCGGCCGCACCGGTTCCGGTCGTCACAAGCTGACTTCCGCCGGATATCGTCTGAGAGATCGTAAAAGTCTGAGAGTTATTCGTATAGGTAGCTCCAACTGTCGCGTTGGCAGGAAGAGTCTTGAATGAATAGCTTGGAGTATATGTACCTGAACCGCTTGTGAAGATCTGAAGCGTTGGATGAAGGGGCCCATTAACCGGCAGCCAAAAGGAGGCTGATGTCACAGCATTGTTTAGGTTAGTGTCTACTAACGAGAAGTAAAGCTTCCCGGTCCCGTCGTTCACGACCGAGCCTTTATAGTAAGTGGTTCCGGAGTCCCATTCTCCCCCAGCAGTCTGAAGAAGATAGGCAACCTGATAAGCCATGACATAGCAGTAAGAGTTCATGTCCTCGATCGCCGGACTGTTGCCTCCCAGGATTGCACCAAACCATCCTTCCACCCACCCAGAGAGTGCTTGTATTACCGCAGGATCGGTCGAGTAAGCTGGTGATGCGGCCGCGAGACTTCCGAATTGTGCGAGCTGCTGAAAGCCCGCTGTGGACCCGAATACCTGTGCTGTCTTCCTTACTATCTTCGCCATTTAATTTCTCTCCTATGCGACCAAAGCGTTCTTATAAGTGAGCCACGGAAAGTCCGTCTGATAGCTCGCGTACGTGTTGAACGGTGATATGTTGTACCCCGGAAGCCCGTAGGTCCGAAACCCGAACAAAGTGAATATGTTTGGACTGTATATGATCGAACCGATCTGAACTCCCATTGGTATAGGCAGGATGTTGCTCGTAACGAATATTTGCGCGAGATGCTGACTTCCGATGGATGAATTGAGGAAGTAGCTCATTCGCATGTCCTGATAGTCGAACACGAGCATCGCTCCGGGAAAGTAGATATTAAGAAACGTCTGTATCGCGAAGAGGCTGCTCGAGTACCCGTTCTTAACTATCGCGATGTTTATGAATGACAGGAAGTCCGCGTCGTCAAGAATTATTGGGGATCCATCCAGACCCGACCCATATCTGGTGACCCCTACGTACTTGCCCAAGACGTCAAGCTGAACTCCGGTGGCGGTGGAGAGGTTGAACGCGTTTTGAACAGCTATGGGAAGCTGGTTCATGATCACCGGTGTAACTAAGGCTTTGATCGTAGCATAGGCATTAGGAAGCCCGATGTACTGCATTATGAGCAGATTCGCATAATAATTTATAATCTGCTGAGTCGTCATATCGTATTGACCGTCGCAGTTGCTGTGTTGCTAAGGCTGTCCGTGACCATAAGCGTGTCCACGAATCCAGCTGATCCGGCCGTGTATATTCCGGAAGATGAGTTTATCGATCCACCGCTGTTGTTAGTTACGAATGAGTAGGTGAGGGTTCCGTATCCTCCGAGGCCCGTCATCTGCTGGGTTGTTCCGTGTGTCACGGAGCTCACTACCGGCGCTAGGATCATTGGCAATATTATGATGTTAGTCTTAGTGAAGACGAACTGATATTTTTTGGATGTTGGTGCAAGGGTTGTTGTGTAAGAACCGCCGATCGTGGTGCTGAATCCAGCGTTGGTAACCAGTGTGTTCGGGTCTATCACCTGAACCGCTGTGGCTAAGGCGTTCACGTTTATTTCCTGATTCACCCCTGGCACGTATCCGGTAAGAAGACCAGACTGGATTGCCGCTATCTGTGGCAAGGCCGTCCCATTTAGAGATGTGGCTGTGAACTTGATGAACACCGACTCAGGCACCACCACATCCCAACTTATTACAAACGGGCTTCCATCGATTTGAGTTATGGTGTACGTGACCGATCCGTACATGCCGCATCCTGCGTTTCTCTTCTGATATATTGCCGTTGCGATCTGTGAGGCTGCGGCGCTTCCGGCTACTACCACCCATATTGAATGTCCAGGTACACCGTCGCCGTTAATGGTCCCGGTGTTATTCTCGTAAACCTGGACGTAGTCAAGACCGTTAATGTTTTCTAAGGCGGCGACTAATCCCTGTAAGTATCCCTGTGAAGCCAAGGATACCGACTGCTGTCTTCTGACCCTTAGCGCCGCGTCTGTCTCCTCGTTTATTCCGAGATTATTATATGTCGTTGGATTATTTATCGACGTCACGCCTAGTACGATTGTGACCGGTACCGTAATGGAGTTCGGTGTCGTCGTTATGGCGCCAGGATTCGCGGCCTGGAACAGGTAGCTATAGGTTCCGGCCCCGGAAATACTCTGACTGTTTTGCAGTTGCCATTGATTACCTAAATTATCAGCAACAGTGAACACAGGCTGTACCGTTTGGTTTAAACCGTAAATGTTTAATGCTTGAGACGCTACGATAGTTATGTATGTGGTGGTGTAAGTCCCGGCTAATCTCTGTATTCCGTTGATTGCCACGCGCTGGTCAAGCACTGTGCCTATCGCGTTGTCCGGATCGAACATGTTGTAGACCTGAACCAATAGGTCTTCTAGATCCAGCACGGCCTGGATGAAGATCATCATCATCTGTCCATCTGGGCTTTCAGAGTCGAGGTCGATGTCGGCTCCATAGATCGTTTGAAACGCGGCCGTGAACTGATTAACTAGTTCGGTCTGTGAGGCCGTTTCTATTCCTGCTGCTGTGATCTGATTAGGCATCTAAGCTCCCATTAAATTAAAAATACTCCGACCACACCAAGCCGGCTCGTTCCAGTATCCGTTAGAAAATTCTCACAATGGTCCACTCGATAGCCTGAGCGAGTCCTACAGCAGTTACTACGGTTTGCCCGGAACTTGATGCTCCCTGAAGTTTAACTGTAACGGCAGAAGTTGTAGCTGGGGCGTATATTCCAGTTAAAGTTACAGGGAAATAACCTCCTGAAACTATCTGAAGGTCTCTCGTTGAAATAACAGTAGTTCCATCTGTAAGCTGGATACTTTCATCAGCCCCAACAGTATTTCCTGACTCAGTAAAAATTGCTGTGATCATATAAACTGCGGTATTATTTGCCGGAGTAAAGGTTATACCAGGAAGACTGCTTGCAGCTTGAGTTAGAGTAATACCTGAAGATTTTCTAATCGTTAATGCTGGCGTGCTTCCCGTTGAAGTCATATCGGCATAACTTGCCGTGTTCTGAGTCCAGGACATTCCATTTGCATGGTAAGCAGACGCATAACTCCCAGTAGGACTTGAGCCGCTAGGCGCTTGCCATGTGGGCGCTGATGTTGCCCCGGTTGAAGTTAATACGTTCCCAGAAGAGCTCCCTGCAATTGAAGGCGCAAATACGAAGTCCCAGTTTGCGGCCGTTGTAGGAGTTGCAACAAGCGCCCTAAAAGTTGCCGCAGTGTTTTGCGATAGAGTGGTAATGGTGTTTGCGCCTGAACTTTGAACGGTTACAACTCCAGTGCTTTGGTTTTCGATAAAATACTCAGCCCCTTGAGCAACAGATGTGGTCGGAAGCTTTACGGTTTGCGTTGTGCTACCAGTCCAATAATTCGTTTCGGTACTGGCGATGGTCATGGTAGTCGTGCCAGCAGCCGTGGCTGTGGTCGTAAAGCCAGGGATTAAAGCATTCGCACTTAAATTTTTATTGGCATCCCATGAGGCAACAGTCGTAGCAGTGGGTGTTGTGATATTTGATGTTTGCCCTGTACCTCCATGAGCTACGGCTATAGTTGTCGCATTCCAAGTACCTGTGGCAATGGCACCGACACTTGTTAAGGCTGAAAGTGTGGCAAGACTTGTCGCCGAGGTTAGGGCATTCGCGGTGGTAAGAGCTGATAGGCTTGTCAGCGTTCCGTTTGTCGAAGCTGTGATATTAGTCGCATTACCCGTCAAGGCCCCGGTAAATGTCGTGGTCGAGAGGTTGTTCGTGGACGGATTAAACGTGATCCCTGTACCTAAGTTAAAGGGTTGATTTCCATTCGTGGAGGAAGCTGCAAACAACGGAAAGTAAGATGCGTTTGTTGTCGTTGAGACCGTCGCGCCGTTTGTGGCATTGGTGGCAGTTGTGGCAGTGGCAGCGTTTCCGGTAGTCGATTGATTTAGCGTGGGAAAGTCGGCGGCTATGGCTATCGATGGTACCCCGGTTGACGTGGTATTTTTCAATATTCCGGTTGCAAGACCTGACAGCGCGGTTCCGTTTATCTTTCCAACAACGGTGGCGCCCTGCGTTCCGGTTACATCTCCTGTCAGAGATCCAGAAAAGTTGGTTGCTGTCGTGGCTGTCGCCGCGTTTCCTGTGGTGGACTGGTTAAGCGTCGGAAAGTCTGAAGCGATTGCGATGCTTGGTACACCGGTCGAGGTAGTGTTCTTCAGTATGCCGGTGCTCAGACTCGAGAGCTGTGTGCCGTTAATTTTAACTACGGTTGCGGCAACGCTTCCCGTACCACTCGCGGTCACATCACCAGTCAAGGCTGTTATTCCGGAGCTTCCGCTTGGGGTAGCCCATGTGCCGTCTCCACGCCAGAACGTGGTCCCTGATGCCGAAGTTCCAGAGTTTAGGTTTGTGACCGGTAAATTACCGGTAACCTGGCTAGCTAGGTTTATGTTAGCTACACCTAAGACTCCGCTCGTGGACTGAACCACTCCTGTAGAAAGCGGTGTCGTGACTGTACCCGTGAATGTCGGTGAGGCTAGCGGTGCCTTTAGACCGAGAGCAGTATTAAGATCTGTCTGTGCTGAAAGCGTCCCGGTGATGGATCCCCATGCTGCGCTTCCCCCTCCACCACCGAGCGCCGCCCAGGAACCCGCTATGTATCCAGAGAAGGCTCCCAGAGTCGTATCGTATACCAGGTCACCGTTAGTCGCGGCCAGAGCATTCTTCTGTGTGGTGGTCATCCTGGGAGCAAGGAACGCTCCCGTAGTGCTCTTAACTTCAAGCGATGCCGAAGGATCTATCGGTGAGCCATCGCCCACCTTCAGTATCGAGAATGTGGCCCCGAATGCGGAGCTAGTGATCAAGCTCGCCGCTAAGAGACTACCGAGTAATTTTTTCATCATACACCCGCCGTAAATGAAGTTGAGGCTTGGATGATGAGGTTACCCACGTAGCCTGTGCTGCTGAGACTATCCGATGCATAGTAGACCTGACCGGTGGAGCTGTTGACCGAGAAGGTGACTCCGCTCGAGGGACCTGAGCTTCCCGAGAGTATGAAATTGTCTACCGACCACAGCGCTGTATCGATGTCGTATTTCAGCACGACCGTTCCACGCTGAATGAAAGTCTGAGTCGAAGATCGTCTTTCTATTAAGTACGGGAGATCTATCGCCCAGAAGGATGTCGAGAACAGTGCTCCGTTGATCGCGGTCGCCGCAGCGCCGTTTAGCAATGGCTGATTGAACTGAGGCAGAAGGTTGTTCACTGGAGGTGCCAATTGCGATCCTATCCCAACAGATTGAGTAACCACGCTAGTCACGTTCCCGAACGTCGTTGTGACCGTGTAGGATACGCTGAATGCCCGGGTGCTATGTATTAAGTTTATGGCCGTGTTAACGATCCCGGTGACGTTGTCTGTATTCAAAATAACTGCGTTGATTGCCAGTTGCAAGGCAAGTTCGCTCTTGCTGCCGCCCAGGAAGTTAAACCAGTCTAAGCCAGCCGAGGTATCGAAGAAGCAGTCTCCTAGAAAGGACAAAAGTCTGCATGAGATCGTCTGCGCCACCGCCGCGTTGGCCTGGAGATAGTTGTTCTGTCCCGAACCGTAAGTCCAATCCCCTGTCGCAGGGTTCAGTGCACGTACCCGCATTATTCTATCAAGCCTCCAAGTTGTGTCGCCAGAGTGGCGAGCTGTGTCGCTACCGCAGGGTTGACCGGGCTGCCGTTCACGGCGTTGGTGTTCGCTAGAGTCTGCAGCTGAGTGAGTATGTTTTGCAAGACCGTATTCAAGGTGGTCGTAGCGTTAAATATCTTCACCTTAGTGGTGCTGACACCCACACCGGTTGTTCCGTTCCTAAGCACTGCCCTTGCTGAATCATAGTTCATAAGCGCGGTCGTATTGCCAGTCCCAGTCAGATAGTTTAAACCGACTAGGGCGACGCCATCCGCGAAGGAATGAAACCTGGAGGTGGCAACGGGTCCGACCTGTCCCCCTTGGAACCAGTTATCTATACTGCGGTCATTAAAAAGGATAATGCACTGGTCACCCTGAGCGATCGGCATAGTCAGATAAGCCGAGCCACCGCCGAGTATCACGACCGGCATATCGACTATTAAAGGGTAGTTCGTCTGAGTCGCTACATAAAGATTGGTCGAGACGTCGAGAGTGAAGCTTGTCTTCGTGTAGTTAATGGTAGCCTGCACCGTTTGTGTCGTCGAATTAAACGACTGGATGGTGGCCAGATGATGGCAGTTCAGGTCGATGAATATCTCTTTTTTTAGTAGGTTTAACAGGTCGCTTAGACTTGGTTCTGTGGGAGTTGAGTTCTGAACTATATTCGTCATCGTCATGGCTGCACCGTGGTTATGGCGCTCGTGCCATAGAACATGCCTACCGAGGTGACCGCGTCACCGCACACAGCCTCTGAGATCATTCCCCTGTGCTTAAGTGATATGATTTTGTAGAATCCGTTGAAGTTCTGCCCAGTACTGCTGTCGAGCTGTATCTGCTGTCCGACTACGAGTCTTGGTTCGAAGATTATGTCGAATGTTAAAATGGTCTGTTCGCGTACCGGGGTCCCTAATAGTCCGCTTGCCGAAGTGATAAGCAGCATTTCACCATCTATGCACTCGCTGTCGTTAAGCGCGTGAGCCACGCCGTTGTCGATGAAGAATCCTCCCCCGGTTATGTCCCTCAGGATGTTCGCTGTGTTGCCTGAGAACGAGCAGCCCCTAGTTAACGATCCCGGATAGTTTCCGACCGCGCCCAAGGTCACACCGGGCAATGATCCGGCTAGCGTAGAGATCACGGTCTCCTGTGCGGTACCGGCCGGGAACAGTTGATTGGTCTGTCCGTTAGCAAAGGCGAATCCACCGTCAAATGACTCTATAGAAGTGATGAAGTTTACCCCTTCACGGACCGACCATGCCTGGGTGATGTTTCCGCTGAATATTACCGGAAGGTTTGTGCCATATCCGGCCTGCAGCTGTACCGACCTGTATGTGCCGCTATCCATGATGTTGAAGCGGATCTGATTTCGGTTGTTGGCCGATAGATTGTAGATACGTATCGAGCAGACGTTCGCAGACGTAAGGATGTTCCTGGTGATGTCGAACTCCACTGTGAACGGCGGCTCTATCACGAGAAGCTCGTTATTCGGTGTCTCGACGGTCAGGATATAATTACGACCTAGCTTATCCACTCACGTTCCCGGAAAGGATATCCTCATACTGGGTCACCTCCGCGGCGTCCAGAAGATAGAGGGAGAAGGCCCCTGACTCAAAGTCCTCCTGAAACATTGGTTCCCTAGACACATTGTTCGCGTAACACGCCATCCCGAATGGTATTTGATTCTTAAACTGCCTCAGGAAGTTCGGGGCCACCGTGATTCTAATATTAGTGAGTGTGAACGTCCCATAGGTCAGGTTAGTTATGAACCACCCGTTCTGCAGGGGAATGTAGTAGAGCGACATTTGTAGAGACGTCCCGTCTGGCAATATCAGTGTCTGCTTCTGCATGAAGTCGTCTGTGATCTGTCCGATGATGTACATTTAAGCGCTAACTCCTAATCCGGGATAGCTGTTTGACAGCCCGTCAGTCAGGCTCATGCTCGATGCCGGTGTCGAGCTGCCAAGGTCAGTAAGCGTGCTTCCCTGAGCCGCGGCTCTTCCCTGAAGGTTCGAAGGATCAAACACGCTGACCTGAGTGGAGGCGATACGGATCCTCTTGAACTGTACCTCGAAGTCGGTGATGACGTTAGTGTCAGCATCCTGTATCGCGCGGAGGCTCTTGATCGCCATGTTCTGGAAGACGGCCCATGGTGTCTGCACGGTGAAGAGCGTACGCGATGCCCAGTATCCGTAGAACTGCTGGAACATGATCTGTTGCTTGTTTTGATTTGCTACGGAAGTCAGGCCTGCGGCGCCAACGTAACTCTCACCACCGCTGTTGGTAACTGTGGCCCAAGCCTGGACCGCTGAATTTAAGGCGCTCGCTCCGACCTGATAGAGTTGAAACGCCTCATTGTATGCGAGAAGGGCTGTAGCCGAAAGTGTCGGGACGTAATTTGATATCGAAACCAGCTTGTCAGCCACCGCTTGGACTGCCGCTAGAGCAGCCGGAGCAACGTCGTTTAACTCGCCTATAAAACCATGGGTGGTCACCAGTTCCGGCTTAAGGGAGATTTGGTCTTGGAGTGCCGTATTGTCCTCGATGTAGTGATCGGTTATGTCACTCTCGAGGCTTACGCTCTGCTCACCTTCATAGTGAAAGAGAAGTGATGCCGGTGGTTGAGCCGTGGTTCCGTTGGTTGTAGGAGCGTTCTGCGGCTGGTATCCAATGGTCTTCTGCGGACTGACGAGTATCAACCCGGAAAGTGCCGTTGCCGCCGAGGTCGCTGTGGAGAGTGATGATATGTTTCCCATTTATGATCCAGCCCTCTGCGCCGACCGCTGTCGGTATGCTTGGTTGATGGCCGACTTGTGCAGATCCTTTACGGCCTTGGTGTCTTTCGCATCGCCGTGATGGGTAATGTTCTGATTTATTGTCGATGGCCCCGACTGACCTGTGATCTTGCTTCCGATCCAATTGCTAAGCATCGATACGGGGTCGACCTTCAGGTTTCCTTTTTTGTCTGTCGCGCCTCCTGTGATGCCGGAAAGCTTGTCTACACCGGAGCTGATCCCTGAGAAGATCATTCCCCAACCTTCGAATATTTTTCCGATCACCGAAAACAACTGAAGCTTTTCTGACAGCTTCTCAAATGCCTCGATGACTTTAAAAACGGCGTCTGCCACCTTTGATATGTCATTCACTAAACCTTGCCCGTGAGCGGCATTAAAGTGTCCCATCGCCATCTCTATCTTGTTTGAAAGGTTCGACCATGCGACGTTACTCTTATCCAAAGAGCTAATTTCACCTTGAGAGTATGTGGGAGCCTTACTGATAGTTGTGGGGTTAAACGCGTTCCTTCGCATCGCCGCGATGGTACCCTCAGACAGACCAAATGACTTTAAAACATTGTTTCCCACATCCTGTGGCAATGCCTTGGCCGCCTTCTGCAACTGTTCCATCACGTAGAAAGTATCTCGAGCCTTCTTCGGATCGAAGCCAACTGTCTTAGCTATTATGCCTAAGCCTTCGGGCGCGCCCTTGCCCAGCATCATGTTGGTCATTGATGCCTGTACGCCCTTGAGAGAGCCGGTGAACTCCTCTCCCGAGACACCGGCCTGCCGTGCGGCGTACTGCCACTGTTGCAATGTCTTGCTTGATAAGCCCGTGAGAGCGGCGAAGTTGGTGAGGCCTGTGCCTGCTGCACCGGAGGCGGACATCATCCGCTCCATCCCGTACATCACGGCTAGTATCCCGGCCTTAGCCTCGAGGGACATCGAGCTTACTTCGCCCAGTCCCTTCTTGACGTTGCCGAGGGCACCGACGGTCTTTTCCGTCCCCTTGATGCCTAAGTTTACAAAAAGTTCGCCTATATTCACTTGTTCAGCTCCATGTAAGCCGCCTCGTAGTCGCCCTTGAATTTAAGATAGTTAAGGGCTTGCAAGACCACGCGAGCATCTAATCTACTTACTTCCTCGTAAGATCCATATCCAGCGTCTATCAGACGTAGGTGGATAAGAAGTGCGTCCTCCGAAGCCTCTATCCCCGGTCGCTTAGCAGAGTCGATAGGAACTGTCCGTACTCGGCATAGAGGCTCTTCACGAAAGGGTGGATATTCTC